GAGAGAGAAGGGAACCGACTTGTTTAAAACCTGTCCAACAAGCCTCTCTCATTTGTTTAAATGTTATCATAGTCGTATTCTTTCTATGTTATCCTCTGATACTATAATTTGTTTTTTAGTATCTTCATTTATAACATTATATAAGTTTACACCAAAGTAATTATCAAAAGGTTTTTGATCTTCATTTGTATAAACTATGTCACCTACATCAGCAGTAGCATTACCATTTAAATCTTCAAGTTTATCTACTATAAGAAATCTTCCCTCTGGCAGATAATCAAAACCTACTGACTCTTTAACATCATCATCAAGTTTGATTAAGTTATTTTCTGAAAGATGTTTATATAAATCTCTTTCTAACTCAACCATATTAATATCTTTATTCTCTTTCAAAAGCAAACCTAAAGCAGCTGCATATGTACCAAGTTTAGACTTGCCACCAGGTATAAAATTAATAAGTCTTTTTAAATTAAAGACAAATCTATGTAATAAAGTATAGTTGTCTTTTTCTTTAGCAGTTGATAAAGTTCTTGCTTTTCTTAAAACTTTACCATTCTTATCAATAATACCTAACTTATATGCCTCTGTACTCTCAAAAGGTGTTACCAACATTTTGATAACCCTATATGTAATTAATAAATCTATTGCTCTGCTCATTTTATATTCTCTAAATTAGTTAACAAATTTTTACTTATCTTCACTCCTGGCAATTCTTCTTCATTTATAGTTTTTAAAAATACTAAAAATGTTTTTAATATTGCCCAATACTCTTGTTCAATCTTGTATAATAACAAAGTAGCACTTGCCTCATTACCGAATACATTATTTAAAACTATAATATGATTTAATATCAATCTAGTTTTAAGTTCACCTGTTGCCCTATATTTACGAAACAATCTTTTAAGATATTTAAATCTTTTAATGTCTTCGTAAAACTCCTGTTCACTATCTAAATTAGGAACATTGTAGTTTTTTATGGCAAAGAATAACCAATTTTTCTTTGTTATCTTACTAAACATTATGCCAGTTTTGCGTAAACTCTAACTGACCCGTTCTCCAATGTTTCGTATTTGCCTTGTAATTTTAACTCTCTGCCTAATCTATGTTCTATACCATCATCATTAATGTCAGAGCCGTCAATATCTTTACCAAAACGACCACCATGTTGTGTCAAACCAGTTGAAAATGTTCCACTTTTGCCTGTTATATCTACAGCGTCTTTAAATACAATACCTATTCTGCCTAATTTCTCTGCTAAATCAGCAAGAGCAGCTTCAGGTTTTAAATATTCTCTTTCACCAATAGATCCAACAAAGGCATTTACTCTTTCTAATACTGCAGGTTCATGTATGTTATGTACGCCGATTGAACCGTCTTCTATTGGAGTTTGATATCCAGTAGTTCCGACACCATCGCCACCAACACCATGTTCCTTGATATGTTGTTTAAATGTTTTCATTTGTTGTCTTTTCCTTTTTTAGTAGTTGCAAGGTCTTCTTTTAATTTACTAAAAGGTTTCCCTGCAACTAAATCTTCTTCTACTTCGTTAATGTCAAACATACTATCATTAGGAGTATTGTTTGCCAAGTCTTCAAAAAATTTATCTATCTCTTTATCCATTAACTTGTTGCTACATTCAATGCCGCTTGTTTCTCAGCAGGCATTGGATCTTTCTCTGTTAATAATTGTTTCTCACTAGTAGTACCTGAATCTTTGGCGATCAACTTATCTACTTGTTGAAGAGCACCATAGATTGCATTTAGATTACTTTTCATTGTAATCAAATCAGCATCCACTTGTTTTATTCTGCCTGAAAGATTATCAAAATCTTTTTGTAATGTTTCTCTTTCAGTTTGTAATGTACTTAATTCTATAGCCATAATTTACTCCAATCAATTATTATGCAAGAGCGTAACCGTTACCACCGATTACATTCCAGTTTGAATTTTTAAATAAACAAATAACACTTTCGCCTGGTGCATTTAAAGTAATAGTAGAATAACCTCTTAAATTAGCAGGTGTGATTACTACGTTATTTGTACCACCAGTTGAAGTATTAAGTATAATCTTAATCTGACCATCAGCGCCGTCTGCCATAGCACCAGCATGTGTAGCTGATGTAGCAGTAATTTCTGTAATAGCAGTAGTCACATTGACTGCTGTATTAGTTGAACCATCTGCTGTGATTGATTGAGAAGTTTGTTTAAGACCCAACCAAGAAGGTATGTTATTAAACACATCTTCAGCTGCGATCTTTTTATTGATTGGTGTTCCTGTAGGATCATCTACTACATGAAACAAATCGGCTGTTGCCAATGCGTTACCCAAATCAGTTAACGCTGTTATTTTTTTGTCTGCCATTTTTACTCCTTATAAACCCTTTCGGGAATGCTACTCTAGGTATTGTCCTAGATCACTTTGTTAATATATTTATGTGGGTGCCTGAGCACCCACAAAGTCGTTATTAAGCGGCTACCGTAATTGAACCAGCAGCTGTACCTATGCCAGCAGCGTTAGTAATCGTAGAAGCATTTGCTTTACCTGCGTCTTTGATTGTACCACCGTTTAGGGCTGTTGCGTTAGCTCCAATTACTAGTACATCATCTGCATTTGTAGCTGCGTTAGCGGCTCCAACTGTAAATCTGAATACTAATTCGTTTGTTCCTGTGCCAGATAAGTAGTTCGCTAAATGCGGACCTCTACCTGTACCAGTACCTTGGTTACCGTTTGTTATTGATACTCTTGGAGTACCTGTGACATCAACTGGTTCATTGAACCTTACTCTGACATCAATGTTACCACCATCTGATTTATCAAATGCTGTTGTAATAAATTCAATTTGCGTAATATCTGCATTACCAAGTTTCACAGCAAGACCTCGTAGTGCTACTAACACTTCGGGACTTGCACTTGTATTACCGTTGCCTGATCGTACAGAACCTGCTTCTTGTACCCAACCACTTGCGTTAGCAAAGACTTCTTTTTTCTCTGCCGTAGTTAAGTTCTTAGGTTTTGACTCATCAGCGTCGGTTGCGCCCCATAAACTCATAGTCTTTCTCCTTATTAATAAGTTAACTTTTAGTTATAACTCTACTATTTATACTATTGAAAACCTAGCTTTTTAAGTTCAGATAGTGTTTTTTGTGTGCTAGTATGATGTATTCCTACACCTCCAGCACTTGTAAACTCTCTAACATTTTTAATATAGTCATCAATTAGTATGTTCTTTTGACCACCTTTAGTGGCAAAATTCTTTTTTTCTTTACGTCTAACAAGATTAATCCTTGATCTATCAACTAGTCTAGGATTCTTTCTTAGCCATGCCGTCTTACCTGATATACAATTAGGGTCATAAGTTTCTTCAACATATGCACTTAATATATGTGGTGTATGTTTTTCTATTGAACGCCATAACGCCTGACCTCCTGGCATCCAAGGCAAATTATGCCAAAAGTTACCAGAGTTTTTTATTCTTTCCCACTTTTCTCGGGAAGATGATATGTTCATCCATCTATTGATAGACATACCATTGACTTTGACAGCAGCAGTTTTGAAGTCTGCAAGTACACCATCCATGTCGCAATATATAATGGGACTTGCCATTAGACTAGATTCTTTCTGCTTTAGGTTCTGTTTCTACAGCAGGTGCAGGTTGACCAGTTTCAGTCTTACCATTCTTACCAAGTTTAATTCTCATCTCTGAAAATTTCTTTTTAGTCATATGACCATTTGCTCTCGTAGTTTCTTTCTCACCTTTAATTATATCTTTAATTTTAGGTTCTGGATCAACTGGTTTAGTTTCGCCTTTTTTAGGATCACCATAAGCGTCATGTTTTTTCTTATTGATAATCTCACCTTTGTCATCTGGTTTAACTGCCTCTTTAACTGCCTTATCTAATGCTTTTGATTGAGCAGCATGAGCAGCACTTGCACCTTTTAATTTTTTAACAATCTCTTTAACTTTAGGTTCATCTTTTTTATCTAGTTCTTCATTCTTTACTGCTTTAGAAATTGCTTTTCTTCTCTTGTGCAAAAACTTATCTGAAGAATCAACATCACCATCGTTATCAATGTCTTTGTCTTTTCTGTCATCAAACTTTTTCTTAACAGCGTCTTTGTTAACTGGATCCATATCTTCACTTACGGCTTTTGCTGGTCCTAAATTGTCGCCTTCTAAAGTACCTTTAGTGCTTGCTTCAGCAGCGTCAATTCTTCTTTGTAGTTCTTTTTCTGCCTTAGTCTTTGCCTCAGCAGCGTCTTTACCACTTACTTTTATTGTGCCCTCATACTCTTTGATAGCGTCACCATCACCTCTTTGTTTTTCTGATGGCATGTATAATTCAAAATTGTAATCAAAAGCATAAGTGTCTTCTTTTATTAAACCTTCACTTACAACTCTATTTGCAATATCGCCAATAGAACCTGGTTTATTTTCAAAGTAAGTTTTTCTTTCTAACTTAACATTTGGTTCTTGTTTTTTAATTGTAGGTTGCTCTTTTGCAATTGTTGTTGAAACTGCTTCAAGGCTACCATCTTTTGTTTCAAAGTATTTACTCATTATTTTTTCCCCTTTTTAGCAGCTCTAGCCTTCTTTGCCAAGTCAGCGTCAGCTGTGTAATATGCTTTGCCTTTTGTGATGAACGCATTAACTCTAGCAAATGCCCATTGTTGTGGGGTTGTACCAGGTCTATGTCCACCTTTCCATGCAGCCATACCTCTATTATACACTTGTTTTAAAATGCCGTAAGGTATGCCTGACTTTTCAGATTTATTTTTAATTCCTTCAATCTTTTCGTCTATTTGTTGCATTTCTTTTATTCCTTCTTTTTTCTTAACCATGTTAGTTGCTGTTGCATATCTAACAGAGTCTCCTTTTTCTTTACCATAACGATCTTTAAAGTCTTTCTTTGGCAACTCATCTGCCATCTTATGTACTTTTTTAATCTGACCTTTTGTCAAATCTGTTTCAGCAATTTTAAGTGTGCCTTTATGTTTCATATTCTTAGCTAAATCTTCTTTACTCTTGGCAGACCTAACTCTTGCTAAATCCATTGCTTTTATTTTACCTTCTTTAGAGTTTTTTTCTTTATCTGACAATGTGTTTAAAATTTGTTTATAAGCATTTTCTAACTCATTTCTTCTTCTAAACTCTTTTGGATTATTTAAATATAATTTATCAGATTTTGATGTAGGTTTTCTTGTTGCACCTTTTGTTGATAAAGGCTTTTCTGCTTGAGCAACAAGGTCTTTTTCAAATTCTTTTGTTTCATTATCTTCATTTATTTTTTCAACAGAGCTAATTCCCACAGAGCTAACTCTCTTTTTGCCTTTTTGATATTTGTCCATAACTTTTTGTTTAGCTTCAGCAGCGTCTTTAGCACTTACCGTCACTTCAAATTCTTTAGGATTAGGAGCTTCAAAATAATCGACCTCACCCTCAACTCTAAATTTTTCTTCACTCATTGATTGTCTTTTTATTTTATCTTTAATCTGATCCATTTTCATATCTATGTTTTCAATATCATTCTTTGCGATAGCCATAGGAGTTTTGTTTTTAGGATCACCTTGGTCCATATCTCTTACTTTAGTCTGCAACATCATTTGTCTAGTTCTTAAAGTAGCAAGTCTTTCTTGGTCTGTATCTTCAAAGACTTCTTTAAACTTAATGTTGCCTCTTAACATATCTTTTGTGACTTCTATCTCTTTGACACCATCTCTTTTTAATTGTGCCATCTTATCGTTTGCTGACTTCTGGTCTTTATAAGGTACTGCAAATCTTTTTTTGTTTAATGGATCTCTATATCTTACTACAAAGACCTGTGTAAATTCTTCTAGGTTTTCACTAGTTTGTTCTGGCAATAAATGCCAAGTTGATCTATATTTACTCATTAGTTATTTACCTTTGCCCCAGCACGCCATTGATAACAAGACCAGTATCGTGCTTTTGTTTTTGGTCCTGGGTTGTCACAATTGTGCCTTGCCCTAAAACTTCTTCGTCTAGCAGGATCGTCTCTTTTTATAGATAGTCCTGTTGTATCACCAAATGATACTTTCTTTACTGAATCACCATCTTTGACATATACATAAAACTTTTTAGAACCACCTCTTATTGGGTCATTTAATTTTACTTCTTTGCCTTGATATTGTGCCTCTGTAATTTGTGATGGGAATATTCCCCACTCGTTTACTTCTTCAGAAAACTCTTTGAAAGATAGTTTAACACTCTCGTTAGGAGAACCTAAATCTTTTTGCATTTCTGCTTTAGATTTATTGTATTTTCTCTTAAATTCTTCAGCGTCTAATCCACCTTCTTCTTTAGATTTAAGGTCGATAGCGATGTCTTTCATTCTGCCTTCTAACATATTTTCATTGCTGTCAATCACTTTATTGAACATCTTTTCATAAGACTCTTCTATTTTAGATTGCCAGTCTTCTCCGTATCTTTCCTTATATTTATCTATTGTATCTTTGTCAGTTGCCCATTCTTCAATGTCTTTTAACTCAACTTTCTTCTTCATCTCTTTATCCTTCTCAGCGTTAATATTAATTAAATTATCTTTAGGATTACTTGGTTTGTAAGAAGTGCCTTGAAAAGTAGGACTATAATTTTTTTCGCCAGGTGTTATAGATGAGGTATACTTTGCATAATCGTGTCCCATATCATATGCCTCAGTAGGTAAACCACTTGGCATTTGTGTAGGGTCACTATCTTTACTTGTTTTTAACTCACCATACATCTGTTTAAATTTCTTGGTGTATTTACTAGGTTTAGTTTTTGCACCTTTATCAGCAGAGGTTTGTTTATATGCGTTAGGGTCATCATCTCTCATTTTAGATTGTTTGTCTAATTGAGACTTATGTTGTTTTGCTTTATCTTTTGATAAACCTTTTACATATTTTTTAGGTAGACCTGTTTCTTTATCTTCAGGTGATTTTTTTATAGAACCACCTTTATCGTAATACTTTGGATCTCTTTTAAATTTGTGTTTAGCAATTTTCTTTGCTCTCTCAGCCATAGCGTCTGTCACTACTGGCGTTTCCACAATATCATATAACCACGCCTTTGATAATGTCATATTTGCATCCTCTAAGGTCACATAATTTGTGCCTCTTCTAATAATTATTCCTGTTGTGTTATTACTTACGTCATCAACAATATCGCCTACATCATATAGATGTTCGGTAATATATTTGTCTCTTAAAACCATGTTATCTAATTCTTCTTTTGTTGACGCTGTTATGAAAGGTTTAAATCTTAATGCACCTGCACCAGCGTCAGCTGAAGCAGCCAAGTTCATTCCCTTTCTTACCTGTTTAAACATATCTTCAGCGTCATTACTTCTAGCAAAACTAGAAGGCAATCCTTGTTTAAACTTTGTGAAATCATTTGACTTTGCAGCCGATCTCATTTTACTAGCACTCATACCTGTTGCACCCTCAGCGTCAGGATCTCTTTCGCCAGCAGACAATACATTTATGTTATCAAAATTATAATAACCATGTCTTGCCTTAACATCATTGTACTTATTTAATGTTGTTTCAAATTCTCTTACTCTATCGCTACCTACGACCATAAAGATTTCTGTAAATTTTTGTTTATAAAGTTCTACTGCAATTTCAAATATTTGATTTGAATTACTAGTGACTACTTGATTAGCATATCTAGGAAACATTCGTTTCATTAATGAAATCTTTTGTCTAAACTTTAATGGGTTCTTATCAGAGTCCTCTGATTTAGAAAGGTAAACTCTCTTAACATCTGCTCTCACAGAGTTCATTTTATCTAATAGTTTACCATGACCTATCGTAGGTGGATTAAATCGGCCAAAGGTAAACACTATTGATTTACCTCTGGCCTCTTTTATTTTTGATAATGATTTCAGTTCGTCTGGTGATAACTTACCATCTTCCATCATCTCTGTCAATTTTTTGAAAAATTTGAGATAATGATACTTTTCTAACATTTTATAAATCACGTTTTTGGGAAGACGATTCTTCACACCAAACTTTCTGATTTCTTCTGGTGACATATCAGCATTAAAAGCACCTTGTCGGTCTAACAATGCTTTATCACCAATATCAATTAATGTGTTAACAGATTGTGTAATCTCATCTAACTTCTCTTTGATTAGTTTTGACAAGTTGTCTATATCAGCACTTGTCAAGTTAGTCAATTCTTCATAATCAATCATGTCTCGTACTAATTCGCCTTTAACAACATCTATTTCAGAAACTCGCTTCTGAAAATCCGCCACATATTTTTCAGGTTCAAAAGTGCCTGGCTCTGGTTTTCGTATAAACGTATTCTTGTCTATATCAAAAGTACCATCTGCCATCTCTCTTGCCTTAGTAAATAGAGCAGGATCTATGATGGAAAAGTAGTTGATAGGATGTTTTGTTCCTGGTATTGTTTTACCATTAAAATCAAACTGATATTCTCTTATCTTTTCATGTACCTTTTCTTGCTCTGCTTGTGTGCCAGGTATATCAAATAAGATATTTACATCTAAATCAGCGTCATCTCTATATTGTTTTGTTAGTATAGAACCAATTAAGGTATACTTAACTACTTTACCAAATTTTGTGAAAGTCTCAATACCATCTAATACTTGTTGTCTAACTGATGGCTTAAGTTTAGGATTGCTTGTATCTGCGTTATCAAACACAGGTCTTGCATATGTTTTTCTAGGTATGTCTATTACAGACTCTTTTAAAAATTCTTTAAATCTCATTTATTCTCCGCCGCCTCCGTTACCACCAGAACCATTGCCACCATTTCCATTACCATTGCCTGTTCCGTTGCCACCGTTGCCGTTGCCACCGTTTCCATTACTATCATCACCATTCCCATTATCTGTATCAGCGTTCTTACTTGTACTACCAAAGTAAGGGTATCTTATATATTTATGTCCTTTAGGTACGCAAACTTTTAGTTTACTGTCAAATTTAAAACCATCAGGACATTTTTTGTCTGCAACTAGGTTCATAAAATTTTTAAATGTTTCTATCATCTTCTCTTTGCTTTTCTCTCTGAAGCCATCCATCTCTTTGCGATATAACTTTGTATAGGTGTCTTCATATATTTTCTTACTTCTTTACTTACTCTATTCATAGTAAGGGTTGTTAATTCTAAATCTGATTTGTTGTTATCTACAACTAAAAAGTTTGACATACCAAATAATCTTTGAAACTTACCCATATTAGATTGTACACCATTCCAACTTGATGTGGTGATGTACTCTGGTATTGTTCTTTCTCGTCTAGCATTTCTTTGCAATGCGACTTCTAAACTTGTATTTACAAATACCATATAACAATCGTAACCCATATTTTTAAGTATGTTATGTTGTCTAGCAATCATGTCATAATCTCTGCCTGTACTATCAATAACTAATCCTAATCTGCCTTTGATGTATTGATCTAATTGTGATATAACAAATTTCTTTGCACTTTGTCTTATGATGTTTCTAAAATATTCTTCTTCGTCTGGCATTTTAAGAGATAGGTTTGCCTTCTTTAAATCTCTCTCAAACTTAACATCTGAATTTACAAGTTTTAATCCTGTGCCTGTAAAAGCACTTGATGTCACAAATGATTTGCCTGAGCCAGGACCACCTGCAAGAAAGAACGCCTTGAATATACCTGGGTCATAAAGACCTTCATGTAAATTTTGTATAAAACTTTTTATCATCCTTTTATCCAGTTTTTAGATACAGTAAAGTTTGCTGTACTAAACTCTAATCTATCTACGAGTTTGACAGCACGACCTAACCTATCTACGGCAACATAACCTTCAGGATTTGTAACCTCAAAGCCATTGCCTCTCTGTATAAAAGTGCCTATTGATTTAATTTGATTCATTTTATTTACTAGATAATTTTTTGTTTTCTGTAATGTGACATAACTTGCGATTGCAAAGTATATCTGATTTTCATATCTATCAATAAATTTCAAACCTTCATCTCTCTGAGCATTAAATCTATCTTTAGCACTTTGTGTTTTTCTTTTACTAATCTCATCATTTAAAACTTTTGCATAATACTTTCTAAAATTACTTTGTAATTTTTTTACGTTTGCAATAGTCTGACCTCTTCTAATATAATCATTAAAAAATATTTTAAGTCTTGCACCTACTGATAATAAATTAGTCTGCCTTTTCATTAAATCTAAAACGCCTTTACTTTTAGATATTGAACCTGCAGCCATTCTTAATAAACTATCGTATTGGTCTGACTCTAATTCTGTAAATGTAGCAACACCAGATGTATCTTTATATCCTGCGTCATCAAAAAATACAGCAGGTGTTTTTGAAAATCTGTTTATATTAACACCAAAGTTTGCTTTTAAATCTGTCATCTTTCTACCTGTGTATGATGTATGAAATATTATACCCATTTTAGATTTAAGTATTCTATTTGCTAAATTAGAATCACTAGGTATTGCATATGTGATTGTGTTAGGTGTAAAAGTGATAACCTTTTCACCTCTGATTGTTGCTGTTTTGATTTCGTCTGGAGTATATAAGAAGTCGCCTTGCACAACTCCTTTGATGTTTAATTTTTTAAGTTCTCTTAATGCAACAATTAATTTATCTGCAAGACCACCAGCATGATTTCTTCTTACATCAGCAGGCGTATAATTGATTTTAGGATTTACGTTGAATACAGATTTTGATCCGACAAAGAATTTGCCGTTTTCAGGATTAACACCACAAAATACAGCAGGTGCACCATCCCATTTAACAGATACATTTACTTTTCTACCAGATGAGCCGACAAGCATATTTCTTAATGATTTAAGAAATTCTACTGCGTTGATACCACCTTGATATCCGTTATTAATTATTTCGTCTTCTAAATGCTCTAAATGTGTGTTTTTAGATTCATTTAAATATTGTTTAAAACTATACATCTCTCTCCACTATACCCATTATACAAAATTTCACCGCTCTTGTCAAGCGTTATTCCATCAATAAATTGTTGTTTTTCTACTATTTATACTTAAGCAGACCCACACTCTGCCTTCATAATGGTCTCAAAATCTTTAGCAAGGCCGCCTTGAAACTGTGGTCTAGGTGTAAATTTACCTTTATATCTAACTTGCAAATCTAATATTTTTGATTTACCTCTAATAAGTGTAAGGTATATTTTAGCAGCATTTGATTTAGCAGATAATTCTTCATTTATTATAACTGCAAACTTATCATTTTTTTGTTTCTTTTCAATTCTTGTTAGACCACATAATGTTGTTTTTAATGCTTTAATACTTGCAGGTAAAATCTTTACCTCACCTTTAGGTGTCACATCTCCTATACCTGTTATCAAAGCAAAATCAAAATCTTTACCTTTTATTTTTTTAGCGTCTAGTTGTTCAAATAATTTTGTTTTTAATATTATGTTAAGTAAAGTATCTGCTAATTCATTTGAATATTTGTTTACTACTTCTCTATATTTACTCCATAATGGATTCTTTTTATCAGATAAATCTTTGTTAACAAAAAATCTCATGCTCTTTGGGTCTTTAGTGTTATCATCTAAATATCCTTTTTTAGATGAAGCATATCCTTTTGTATCAATATATCCTTTATCACCAAATTGTTTTCTATCTATACCTTTTGATTCATATAACTCTTTATCACTTAATCTTTTGTAATTGTTAATATCTTTTTCTAATAGTATTTTTTTGTTTACTGCTTTTTTTACTAGACCTGAAAAATATTTAATTCTTAAATCAACCATTTCTTGTTTTAACTTGTCATATTTTTTACCTTCAAAGACACTAGAAAACGCTTTGTTTATAAGAGTTGGATCAGAGGCTTTTACATCTTTTTTTTTCTTTAAAGACACACCAAAAAACTTTTTCTTATCTGTTGAAACTATTATATCAGATGAATTGTAATCTTCAAAACCAAAAGCACTAACTTTAAATTCTTCTACATCTTTGGGAAATATATTACCTGTCATATAGACGGTTACTTTACCTGTCGCTTTATTCATGTATCGCCTAATACCCTTAGCGGCAGACACACCTACGGCCATATCTTTAATGAATTTATCAGTTAGTTTTGCAGAAAAACCTTGAAAGGTTTTTTCATCACCGAATTGAATATCTTTTTTAGTTTTTACTATCTTCTTGCCATTGTTAATTAATTTTTGTAAATCTATTGGATTTTTTACTTTATCCAAAGTTGACAAATCAGATTGTAAAGCAACTGCTGTCATTATTTCAGACGCTTCGTAAGCCATAGTTTTCTCTCCTATGTACTATTTATGTACGACTACGACCTCTTGTCCTAGCAGGAGCGTTATACCTTGACTTAT